CTCCCGAACCCCCATCTGAAATCATCGAAGAATAATGGCACAGACCACTGGCATCCTGAACGCATCCAGCGTTCGCTTTTTTACCGGCACCACCGACGGCACCCACACCGTGGTGGCCAACGTGACCGAGTGCAGCATCTCCCTCACCACCGACGTGCGGGACGTCACCACGAAGACCTCCGCCGGATGGCGCGAAATCCTGCCGGCCATGAAATCGGCCAGCATCAGTGTCAGCGGCTACTTCGCCGAGGATGCAACCAATGGTTTCAACACCTTGGTGGGATACCAAATTGCTGGCACGAAAGTCTTTGCCGTGTTCACCAATGTGGGCAGCAGCGCATTGCCGAATGCCGGTGATCAGGAGTTTGACGTGTCTGGCTACATCACCTCGATGGAGCAGAGCGCCGGATTTGAGGACAACGTCACGTGGTCGCTGACCATGGATCTGACGGGCGCAATTGTACGTGAGACCATCGTTTAATGGACATTCAAATCAACGGCGTCACCTACCCGCTGCGCGCATCTATGGGCGCGTGGCGGAAGTTCGAGCAGGCGACGGGCGTGAAGGTCACCGGAGTGGATGCCGATGACATCACGCGCATCCCTGAGATGGCGTACTACTTCATCGAAAGCGGCTGCAAGGCGGCGGGCATGAAGTTCGAGTTGACAGTGGACGAGTTCCTCGACCTTGTCACCGTGCAGGATGTGCAGGCCATCAGCGAGGCGATTGCCGCGCTGCTTGGCACCGCAAGCGGCCAAAAAAAAAGCGCCGCGACAAAGCGCTGAGTTGGGATGAAATCGAGGCGATGGGGTTGGGCCAACTTGGCCTGACCCCTTCGTCGCTTTACGGCATGACGTTCGCCGAGTTCGGCAACGCGATGCGCGGGCTGCACGAGATTGAGGAACTGCGCCAGCGCGCTGAATGGGAGCGCACCCGGTGGCTCGCCTGCCTGCTGCTAAACCCCCACACCAAGCGCCGCCTCAAGCCGCAAGACCTGGCGGAATTTGAATGGGAGCGCAAGGCCAAAGTGCCCGTCGATGGGCGTGGTATCTTGCGGCAAATTGCTAAAATGAGCCATGGCTAAACTCGGCGACCTCATAGTCAAAATTGGCGCGGATACGCGGCAGTTCAACACGGAGTTAGGCAAGCTCCAGCGCAACATCAAATCCACCGCCGACAACGTCACGGACTTGGGCAAGAACATGTCCATGGCATTGACGCTGCCTGTGGTTGGCCTTGGTGCTGCGGCGGTGAAGGCGGCCATGGATTTGCAGACGATGCAAGTGCAGTTCGTGTCGCTCACGGGCGGCGCGGAGCAAGCCGGTCAGATGGTTGACCAGTTGAACAAGTTCGCAGCCGAGACGCCCTACGAAATCGAGGGCATCGCATCGGCGGCGCGGCAGTTGCTTGCGGCCGGTACCGACATCGACCAAGTCAACGGACAGTTGCAGTTTCTCGGCGACATCGCCGCGGCTGCGGGTGTGCCGATTGACGAGATGGCCGGGATCTTCGCAAAGGTTCAAGCCAAGGGCAAGGTTGAGTTGGAAAACCTGAACCAACTGGCCGAGCGCGGCATCCCCATTTTCACCATGCTGTCGGAGGCTACCGGCCTGCTGCCTTCGCAGTTGGGAGGCGGCGCCGTCAGTGTGGAGATGTTCAACGAGACGCTTGCCAGCATGAGCGAGGAGGGCGGGTTCGCGTTCAACGCCATGTACAATTTGAGCCAGACGGCAATGGGCAAGTTCAGCACCGCTATGGATGCGCTGAAGCTTGCGGCCGCATCGCTTGGTGTGCAGTTGCTGCCGATGGTCACTGGCATCATCGAGCGGGTGACCGAACTTGCGGAAAGGTTCAGCGACCTTGACGCGCGCACCAAGCGCATCATCATTGTGGTAGGCGGCGTGGTCGCGGCAATCGGCCCGGCAATCCTAGCCTTCGGCTACGCATCCAAAGCGGTAACCGCTATGCAGGGCGCGGCGGCGATTGCCACCAAAGCTATCGGGGCGATGAACGCCGCGATGCTCACCAACCCCGTGACGGCTATCGCCCTCGCGGTGGCTGCGGCGGTTGCGCTCATCATTGCGAATTGGGACGAGATTGTGGCCTACTTCACCACAGGCGAAGGCGTGGGCGTGTTAGATAGTTTGAGGGGCGCGTTTGAGCAGGGCATGGAGGCGGTGAAGGCGGTGTGGGCTGCGGCGGTCGGTTTCCTGCAAGCGTTTTGGGATAGGTTCGGCGGGGCCATTATGCAGACGATTGCCGTAAGCATGGACGTTGTCATGCAAATCTTGGGAAGCGCGTTCAATGTCATCGAGGGCATCCTCGCGACGTTCACCGCGCTGTTCAAGGGCGACTGGCGCAAGTTCCTTTCCGGCCTTGTGGACGTGGCTGCAAGCATGTGGCAGTTAATTACCAACACCATCATCGGTGCGCTCCGCAAGATTGCACACGGCGTCGACCTCGTGCTCAACGCCCTTGGCATTGACAGCAGCATCGAGGGCTGGCTTGGCGGCATTCAAGACGACGTCAACGCGTTCTTTGACAGCATCAAGACGGGAGCGAAGGAGTCAGCGGACAGCATGAACGGCCTTGGCTCCGCGCTCAAGCAGCCGCTGAAAATCGGCAAGGTCAACACGCCCACCACCGGCGGCGGGGATGGCAGGGCGCAGAACGCCGGGGCCATCACAGCGGCAGCGGGCGAGTTTGGCACCACCATGGATGAGGTGCTGACCGACTTGCAAACGGAAAGCCAGCGCATCGCCGAATGGCAGGCGGGCCTTGCGGACAACATCGTGCTGGACGAAATCGAAATGATTGACGACGTGGTCGATGACCTCGACTTTGACCAAGTCATGTTCGACAAGTTCCTCAAGATTAAGGCCGCGCAGCAGCAGTGGGGGGAAAACCTGAAACAAATTATTGCGGACATCGCCGCCACCGCGCAGCAACTTGGCGCGCAGTTCGGCGCCGCGTTCGGGCAAATCTTGACGGGATCCGAGGAAGGCAAGGAGGCCATGCGTGCCTTTGCATCGTCGGCCGTTGACGCGGCGTTCAACGCAGCCACGGCGCTTGCCATTCAGGCGGCAGCGCAGACGTCCACCGCGGCCGGGCCGGGTGCAGCCATCGTGCTCCCTGCGCTCATCACGGCGGGCATGGCGCTCATGCGCGAGGTGTTCGGCAGCATTACCGGTTTTGCGGACGGCGGCATCGTCAGTGGCCCCACGATGGGCCTTGTGGGCGAGTACCCCGGCGCGCGCACCAACCCTGAGGTCATTGCGCCGCTCGACAAATTGCGGTCGCTCATCGGTGGAGCCGGCGGCAACGTCGTAGTCAGCGGGCGCATCAGTGGGCGTGACATCCTAATTTCCAACCAGCGCACAGGGCGCGACGCAAACAGATACAGGTAATGGCCATCCGCTACACGTCGCAGTTCCGCGACCTCCAAAACACGCTGTTCACCGTCAACATCTTTGACCAGGACTACGGCGGCACATCGCCGTTCGAGTTCGTGTTGGGCGACTACGGTTTTCGCTTGGACTTCGAGGGGGACGACAGGTTCAGCCCCATCATCCCGAGCACGGTGACGCTGCCGATGATCCTGCAGAACAACAACGACGCCGCCCTGCTTTTCAACCTCGCCGCCGCCTACGAGGGGCGCTACTTCCTCGAAATCCGCACCGGCGGCAGCACCATCAGCAACGGCCTGCTGTACTGGCGCGGCATCATCCTGCCGGAGTTCATTGACGTCATCGACGAGGCGTACCCGCAGCAGGTGGAAATCCTGGCGACCGACGACCTCGCGAACCTGCGCAACGTCGATTACCTCCAATCGCCCGAAGGCACGGGCTACGCGCTTGTAACGGGCCATCTCACCAACGCCATCAACGCGCTGCGCACGTGGTCGATTACGGCGGACACCGAGCGGTTCCGCATCATCGACGACCTCGAATGCTTCCGCCCATCCAACAGCACGTGGATTTCGTTCCTGCGCACTCAGCTGAACTTCGCCACGTTCAAAGACGCGGAGGCCGAACCTGCGGAATACTGGAGTTGCTACGAGGTGCTTGAGGAGGTGTGCCTTGCGTTCGGGCTGCGGCTGTTTTGGAAGCCGACCTTCGACACCGACCTCACATCCGGCTTTGTCTTTGACGCATGGGCGTTGCACTGGTACGAGGATACCTTCTCGGGCTACAACTACAACAGCGGTGCATCGCAGATTGGCGCCTTCAGCCAGGCCCGCACGCAGTTCGCCCTTGACAGCACCGGCATCAACCGCCTGCGCGGATGGCGGCATGGCTACCTGCCCGCGCTCAAGGAGGTGCGGCGGTCGTTTGACTACCTGCAGGCATCGCCGTTTGCCATCGACCACGTATACGCGGAGGTTGCCAGCGCAACCAATCACTTCGACGGCACCCCGGTGAGTTTCAACCCGGCGGCCCTGGTGCATTACACCTCCGGCACCGCGCTGTCGCTGCGCATGCGCATCAACCTCAAGCACGATGCGGATTCCGTGACCGCGCTCGGCGTGCGTGTGCAGTACCTCATCAAAATTCGAATTGGCCAATACTACGCAAAGCGCCTGCGGCAGTTTGCCACCAACCCGATACCCTTTGCCACGTCGCTCGGCAACGATTTGATTGCGTCATTCACCTACGGGGAAACGGAGTGGACAACGGACAGCAACGACGGGATCTACTTCATATCGCCGGGCGTCGACCTCACCATCGAGGAAAGCCTCACGTTCGACTTTGCCATCGACATGCCCGGCTTGCCGGCGGATTTGAATAGCGAAAACTTCGCGTTCAGCATCTTGAGCGGCTACCGAGATGACGCGGGCGGGAGTTACACGACCTACAATCCAACCGAACACAGCGCGTCGGGGGTGACCATCTACCCGACCGCCATCTACGAGATGCAAGGCAGCACCATCGTGTTCAAGGCGACCAACGACAACACCACGTCGCGCCTCAAGGTAGACCTGCCCGAAGCAAAAATCAGCGACCGCGTCGGCACCCGCGGCGGTGGCATCTTCGCCCTGCCGTCGGGCGGTTCCGCGTCCGACCGTTTTCAGCCGACCAAGTTCCGGTACAACTACAACACGGGATTTGAAAGCAACCTGCACGCACTGGTGTGCAGGGAGTGGCTGCTCGGCCAAGCGTCCAACCTCCGCCGGATGTCCGGCACCATCTACGACAGCCGGCCGCAAGGCACAGGCGAGTGCCTCACGCCATTCGACACCTACACGCACGGCGGCAACAACTACGCGGCCATCACACTGTCCTACACGGCGGGCATCAATCAATACGACATCGAACTGGTGCAGCTCGCGCGGGCATCGTCCGGGGTGACCGTCCCGGCTGCGCAGTTCGAGGACTACATCCCGCCGCTCCCCGTCGCACCGTCCGGCACCATCGCGTCGCTGACGTCCACCGAGGCGCAGGTGGCGGTGAACGCCGGAACCATCGACAGCGTCATTCCCCTGCGCAACGGCATCGTCTCGCTCGTGGCAGACCAAGACAACTTCATAAGCGTCGGCGATGACGAGTTCGAGGTCAACGTCGGGGCGGTCAAAATCTTGGAGGCAGACGACGTGTCAGCGCGGTTCAACGTGCCTGTAACTTTGGATTTGCAGCTTGGAAACTTTACAATTGAAGCCGCCGGGCAAGACGACCCGCTGACCATTGATAACACTTCGGCCGTTTTTGCGGTGGAGATTCTAATTGAAAGCTTCGCCGACGATACCGGCGGGCGGTTAGCGCTGCGGGAAGCTCGCAACAACGGCACGGCGGAAATCGGACTCAAGGCGCCCAATTCGCTGACCACATCGACCACATACACCTTGCCATCGGCGGACGGCACTTCGGGGCAACTGCTGCGCACCAACGGGTCGGGCACGCTGTCGTGGGTGAGCGAGGGGCCGTACTTCACCCCCATTGACGAAATTCAAACGAGCGGCTACACCCTCGTAGCAGGTGATGCGGGGAGGTACAAGCGGCCGCTGTGGAACACCACCCAAAGCTTCACAATTAACACCGGCACGTTCAGCGTTGGGCAGGAGTTTGAAATCGAGCAGGGTGGAACGGGAACGGTGAACATCGTCGCGGGGTCGGGTGTGACACTATTGTGCGCAGGCAGCTTTCTCACAAATCTTGCGGAGCAGTATGCCCGCGCGCGCGTTAAGTGCATAGCGTCAAACACTTACCACGTCCACGGCCATTTGGAATTGGTTTAACGGGGCGGCGCTAAATTGCAGCCCATGACACCGGAAGTTATCGGCATCGCCATCACCGTCGGCCTCGCCATCATTGGCACGTGGGTGAAATTGAACGCGGACATTGCGCGGATGAACGCGCGGATTTACTCGCTTGAAAAGAACGAAGTTGAAGTCAAGACACTGCTCAAGGAGATGGCGGAGGCCATCCGCCGCATCGAGTTACATCTCGCCAAACACCAGCCATGAAGTGGTTCAACTACGCGGAATTTGACAGCCCCGACAAGCCAGGCAGCGGGGAGGCGCACATGGATGCGGACTTCCTGCAGATGCTTGACCGCGCCCGCGGCCTCGCCGGGGTGCCGTTCAAAATCAACAGCGGCTACCGCACGGCGGCGCACAACAAGAAGGTCGGCGGGGTTCGTGCAAGCGCCCACACGCTCGGCCTTGCGGCGGACATCCACTGCACGGATTCGCGCAACCGGTGCCACATCGTCAGCGCGCTGATGGAGGCCGGGTTCAACCGCATCGGCATTTCATCGACGTTCATCCACGTGGACAACGACCCCTCCAAGCCGGAGGACGTAATTTGGTTGTATTAAACTCTATCACATGTGGGACTTTTTAATCGAAAATTGGGCCGAAATCGTACTCGCCCTGATCACGCTGCTCGGGACAATCACCGCCCTGACGGAAAGCACGACGGACGACAAGTGGCTGGACGTGCTGCGGAAGGTGGTGACGGCCATCGTGATGGGCAAGCCCAAATGAACCCGCTGCTGGCGCAGTTGACCAAACTGCTCGGCTCATTTGACCTGACCGAAGCGTTCAAGACCAAGGGCGACCTGAAGCGGTGGTCAGCGAAGCGGACGGTGGGCGGCCTGATTGCCACCACCGCCTGCGCCGACATCGTCACTCACGGCATCAGTTGGCCAGCGGTTGCACTGTGCGCCGTGGCCATTGTGCCGCTGTGCATCTCGGTGGCGAATGACTAACTTCGGCCCGGTTTTTTGCATGTAGTTCAACGTATTTGTTATTTGGCG